ATCAGCTTGTACGCTGAAAGTGCACGTGGCTCTTACTGGCAGGGTTTGGAGCTTCGGAAGCAAGCGGAAGGCTATGGACTGATGCGCCGCATCCTCGACCCACAAGCCCGGCACTGCGCTGATTGCCCAGCCTACGCAGCTCGCGGCCTTGTCCCCATCGGCACCCTCCCGATGCCAGGGCAGCGTTGTCAATGCAGGGCACGGTGCAAATGCCGAGTGGAGTTCTACCGTCAGCAAGCGCCTAATGCTCCCGTGTGAAGAGGCCCTAGTATCTAGCGAGCTTCTTTCTTTCAGTGACACGAATCCTCTACTGCGGAGACGTTGGCGTACAGACGGGCTTCGGCAGGGTGGCCGAATATCTCATTCCCGCCCTCGCCAAAGATCATGACGTGTTTGCACTGTGCGTCAATCATCACGGGGACCCTTCCCCAATGCAGCAGCATTGTCAGATGTTTCCGGCGATGGCGCATGGCTCCGACCCATTCGGTTCCCATCGCATTGCTGAACTGGTGCAAACCATTCAGCCTGACGTGGTGTTTATTGTCAATGACATTTGGGTGGCGGTCACGCTTGTTGATAAGATCGAGCCACTGAAAGAGAAGCTAGGCTTCAAAACCTGCGTCTACACTCCCATCGACTCCTACGGACTATTCCCTGAGCTACTTCCTGCCCTGAACAAATGGGAAAAGCTCGTCACCTACACAGAGTTTGCCAAGGGCGAAATTGTGAAGATGGGCTATGAGCGTCCCGTTGGAATTGTGGGCCATGGCACGGACTTTACCAAGTTCTTCCCCATTGACAAGCAGCAATGCCGGAAGGATGTTGGCGTGCCAGATGATGCGTTCATTGTATTCAATGGCAACAGGAACCAGCCTCGTAAACGCATTGACTTGACCATCAAGGGCTTTATCAAGTTTGCAAAAGACAAGCCTGATGCTCGCCTGTGGCTCAACATGGGAGCCAAAGATATGGGCTGGGAACTGATCCCTTTGTTCAAACGTGTGGCTAGGGACGCAGGCTACGACCCTGCGGGCAAGCTCATTCTCACCAGCCCGAATTTCTCCACGCATAACTGTCTTCCCATTGAGCAGCTCAACAAGGTGTATAACGCAGTGGACGTGGGTATCAACACTTGCTTGGGTGAGGGCTGGGGCTTGGTCAACACTGAACATGCCGCCACTGGCCGTCCGCAGCTAGTGCCAGACCACACAAGCCTGAAGGAAATCTTTAGCGACGTGCCTCGCATTCGCATTGAAAGCTGGGAAACCGACAGGAACTATGGACTGGAGCGCGGGCAAGTATCACCCGATCACCTTGCCGAACTGCTCACGGAATACTACGAAGATCGAGACAAGATGAACGATGATGGCGCGTGGTGCTATTCACGCATTCATGAGGATCAATTCTCTTGGGAGCATGTCACTAACAAGATGCTGGGCTATATCAATGAATTGCTCAAGCCTGCCGTTGCAGCTCCTGAGTTCAAAGGTTTTGGCGCTCCAGTGAAGGTGAATTGATCATGCAGGTTTCGCAAATCTTTCTGACTGATGAAGGCGGCAAAGAACTGCCTCCTGCGCTGGAGCAATTGACAAGCACAGTTCAACAGGGCTTTCTTGGTGCGGACTATGTTCGCTACAACAACGAAACACTGAGAGAGTTCATTGTTAAGCGCTTTGGAGGGAATGTTGTCAAGGCTTATGACGGCCTTCGCTCCTATTCCAACAAGGCTGACCTTGGCCGTTATTGCATCCTCTACGCAGTTGGTGGTTGGTACTTTGACATTGCCATCAGGCTCCATTCACCAGTGGAGCTTGCCGACCGCATTGACTTCCTTGCGTTCCGCGAGATTCAGAAGTTTACTGGCACTTGCTGGGCGTGCATGACTGCAGTATTGTTTTCCAAGCCTGGCAATCCTGCGCTTCTTAATGCCATTGATCAAGTGGTGGAGAATTGGGCCACCAGGTACTATGGCATCACGCCATTGTCCCCTACTGCTACTCCCGTGCTAGGGCAAGCATTGGCAAAAAATGGCGAGCAGGCATCGTTTGTCTATGGCGACTTCCTGCAGCTAACACCCACTCACAGCAAGACGAACACTGCTTTCGTTCTGCCAGACGGAACTATTCTTGCATGGGGCAAGCCTGCGGGAGGTGGCGACTTGTCCGCTTTTGGGGCTAAGGGTACGAACAACTACAATCAACTCTGGCAAGATCGGCAGATTTACCAGTGAAATACTTTCTGGACCTTGGCACCCACTACCTAGACAATGGCGGGAAGTATTCAGGTTGCGAAAGCGGCTTGCTTACGTTTGAAAAGCAACTATTTTTTGGCAAGGAGCCTCCCTATGACTGGCATGTTCTCACGTTTGAGCCGTCTGCTCATGCAGTACAGGCAAATAAGTCCGCCATTCCCTCCCTTGAAAAACGCTTTCTTTCGTTTCAGGCTTTTCATGCTGCTATTGGCACAGAAGATGCCCTAATCACTTTCAAGTGGCTGCCTGGTTATAGCGCTGCGTCTACTTGCGTGATGGAGCCACTGGCGGAAATCGAGCGGCACCAATGCCAAGAGCTTTACGTGGAGTCAATGGACGTAAAGCGAGTGGTGCAAGAAATCATCGACGCGGACGACGAAGCGACCATCTATATCAAGTGCGACATTGAGGGAGCAGAGTTTACTGTATTGCCGCGTTTGCTGGAAGTCGAAAATGTGGGGCGATGGGTGAAAACAATTTATGTTGAGTGGCATGATCGCTTCTGGCAAGGTAAGTCACGTCACAACGAGATTCTGCAGACCAAAGCTACGATTGTGGAAGACTGCGCCAGGTCAAAGGTGGCGCTTTATGACTGGGTGTGACAATGGCTGACAAAAAGCAGCAAGCCAAGATTCGGCTTGTTTTGCGTGAGTTCAAAAGCGGCAAGCTCAAAAGCAGCAGTGGGGAGAAGGTTGTTGACCCCCGACGCGCTCTCGCCATTGCCCTCTCAGAAGCTGGCATGTCGCGCAAGTCCAAAAAAGACATGGGCGATGAATACTACCTCGCCTTCATGAAGGAGCTTGGCGGAGATGATGACTATGAAGAAGACGGCAGGGGCGACTCTGAATCATTTTCCCCTCCATCGTCTGTTCGCTCTGCTGCTCGCAGAGGACTGGAGCTGCGCAAGAAGCACGGTAAAGGTGGTCTGACCACGCAAGAGGCAGGCAAGCAAGGCATTGGTAGTGGTGTGGCTAGGGCGACAAGTTTGGCCAACGGAGAGGCAGTGAGCTACGAAACGATCAAGCGCATGGCGGCATTCTTCTCTCGGCACGAAAAGAACAAGAGCGGAGGCGAGGATGATGCTGGCCGAATCGCTTGGTTGCTCTGGGGATCGGACGCGGGTAGGGCGTGGGCAAGTCGCATCATTAAGATGGTTGAGAGTCGCCGCAAAAAGCAATGAACGAGCACGTTCACACGATGGAAGACGAGGATGATGATGGCATTGGCATCATGCAAGCCCTCTCCATCCTGTCGGCGCATGAGCATCGAGACACTCCCCATTGGCGGCTAGTTGAGCGGCAACATTTCAAAAATGGGCGGCACGACGAAACCCACATGTTCGTAGAAAACTACTACGAGAAGCCGCATGAGGACTGCGTGCCTGTGAAGATGCTGGTGTTTGAAGCGGAGGCTATTGCCAAGGCGTATGTCATGGCTGGCGTGGAAAGCCAGGTGAGGGCAATCAGGGGTCAGGGTATGGACGATGATGACGACGATTGAGCATCAACGACATAACTAGGTATCCCTAAAAACCAAAGCACGGAAAGGGTGTAAAGTCCGCTAAGTGTTGCCAATTGCACTGCGGATGGTTCTGTTTCGGCTCTTTCCATGCGGCAATAAGTGGAAGCCCCTATGTGCAGCTCTTTGGCAACGTCACGCTGACTGAGCCCGCTATTAAGGCGGGCTTCTTTCATTCTTTCCGCAACGACTAGCTTGCGCTGGTGATGGGGCATCCGTGCAGCGCTAATTGTGCTGCTAACTAGGTAGCGCATGGTGTTTCATCTCTGGCACAAGAATTGCAGTATAGACAGCTCCATTCGTTAGTGTTGTTTCATGAGCGAAACTTCTTTTCGTTACGACGTATCCCCCATTGACAAGTACGAGGTGACGCCGGAAGGCTACCTTCGTGCTTGGGCGACCATTGCGCGTACTGGTGTGCAACTGTACACTGACGCCGATGGTTCCATTCGTAAGGAATATCGTCCAGCGGAAGAAGTTGGCTCAGCAGAAAGCCTTGCTTCATTTGCGGGCAAGGCAATCACGTTTGAACACCCATCCGTCCTTCTTGATAGCAACAATACCAAAGAACACCAAATTGGTTTCACTGGTACAAAAGTGGTTTATGACAACGGATTTGTCCGTGCTGTCATGACTATCACTGACAAAGATGCCATTGAGAAGATCCTGCGGAAAGATGTTCAAGAGGTGAGCGCGGGTTACAGGGTTGAATACGACTCGACACCTGGCGTTACCGACGACGGCGAGCACTATGACGGCGTTCAACGTTCAATTAGTGGCAACCATGTGGCCGTTGTCAGGCGTGGCCGCGCAGGCCCGCAAGTGAAGCTGCATCTTGATCGCCTTGATGCAGCAAACCCAACCCTACTCAATTACGAGGAACCATCTATGACTGCGAAAGTCAATTTCGATGGCGCTGAGTTTGAGGTGAGCGAGAGCGTTGCTCTGGCGGTCACCAAAGAACGAGAGGATGCCAAGAAGTCCTACGAGGATATGAAGAAGATGCACGACGGCATGATGGCCGAAGCGTCCAAGATGAAAGAAGAAATGGACGCAATGGAGAAGGAGATGAAAGGGAAGATGGACGCTGCCGAAGGCCGCGCCGATGCCCTTGCCCAAGAGCTTGAAGCCGCCAAGGCTGATCTTGAAGCCGCCAAGCAAGTGAACGTTGATTCGCTTGTAGACGAGCGCATCGCTCTCATCGACAAGGCTCGCACCACCCTGGACAGCGAGTTTGACTTCTCCGGCAAGACTGCTCGGGAAATCATGGAAGCCTCTATCAAGGCTGTACGTGGCGATTCTGACCTGTCGGAGCGTTCCGACGATTACGTGATGGCCATGTTCGACACCCTGTCGGAAACCGCCCGCAAGGATTCGGCTTCGACTGACAACCTCCGCAAGGCTGTGGCTTCTATCGCCGCGCCTGTGGCTGCACCGTCTTCCTACATGGAGCGTCTGCAGAACGGTTGGAAAACCCCCCTTTCCGTTACTAAGGAGAAGCGCTGATCATGGCCGTCACCTTCACTCAAACTGCAACTGGCGTCACTGGTGGCGTGCAGCAGGCTTATGCCCTGCAGCATGATCCCCTGCTGGAAGGCCAGCTTTCCGACATGCGCGACAACACCATTGGCACTTATGTCAATGAGACTGCTGGCGTGCTTGCTTTCGGCAACGTGCTCAGCTACGCCAGCGGTGGCACTGTTGACAACTCTGCCAAGACCATTTCTGGCACTTCTGAAACCGTGGTGGGCATCAATGTCCTCACCTACGTTGACGAGACTGCGCTTGATGGTAACAGCCGTCCTGGCGTGAAAGTCAACCAAGCTCTCAACGTCATGAACGAAGGCGCCGTCGCCGTCTACGTGCATGGTTCTGTCACCCCTGCCTCGGCTGTGCGCGTGATTCACACTGCTACTGGCGTCAAGTATGCCGGTCAGTTCCACGCCACGTCCATCTCTGGCCGTACTGCTGTGCTCTCCAATGCTCGCTATCTGACTAGCGCTGCTTCGGGGCTGGCAATCCTTGAGCTGAACGGTCCTTCGTTCACGCTCACCGCTGACACCACCACTGCTTGATAGGAGGCCCTACCAATGTCTGAATTTCGTATGGATGAGGCGGGCCTGTTTCTTGAGCGTCAGCTTGAGTACATCCGCCCCCAAGTGTTTGAGACCGTCTACGCGGACATCAAATACCCCACCATTCTGCCTGTGACTGCCGAAGCCGGTAACGCAGCGCAAACCTTCACCTACCGCGTGATGAACAGCACTGGCGACTTCCGCCTGCTGGCCGACGCTGCTGATGACCTGCCACGGGCTGACATTAGCCAAGTGGAGAAGAGCATCAACATCCGCTCCTTTGGTGGCAGCTTCGGCTACACCGTGCAGGAACTGCGGGCTGCTCAAATGGCCAACATCGCCCTGGAGCAGCGTCGTGCTGCTGCCGTGCGTCGTGCCTACGAGGAGAAAGTGGAAGAGATTGCCATGTTCGGTGAGGCTTCTGCTTCGCTGGCTGGTTTCTTTAACAACTCCACGGTTGACGTGCTGCAGGCTGACAAGTGGTTCACCGATAGCGGCACCACTTCTGAAGAAATGCTTGAGCTGCTGAACTATGGCGTGACTGCCATTGTCAACGGCTCCAAGATGAAGGAAACGCCTGACACCATCCTCATTGCCTATGAGGACTTCCGCGTGATCTCCACCCAGCGCAATTCCGATTCCTCGGACGTGACTGTGCTGGAATACTTCCTGCGCACCAACCCCTACATCACATCCATTGAGCCGATCAATCAGCTCGATGCAGACAACAGCGTACTGAACACCAATCGCATGGTGGTTTACAAGCGCGATCCGCAGAAAGTGCAACTGCACATTCCGCAACCGCTTGAGCTGTTCCCGCCTCAGCAGCGTGGTCTGGAGTTTGTGGTGCCTGCTCACGCTCGCGTGGGTGGTGTGGCCATCTACTTCCCCAAGAGCGTCATCTACGTTCAAAACAACTGAGGATGAGGAGGTTTAGGGCGTTAGGCTTGGCGGCAGTTCCTAGTTGAACCAATGCTTATTGCTTATCGCCCTGAACTGGAAAATCCGCCGCGTGAAGGGGGCTTTGGCGTGATCACCAATGCCGGGATTATTCAGCTCACTCCTGGCGTCAATGCAGACGTGCCTGAGTCCAAATGGGCAGAGGCTCGTCAAAACCGACAAGTGAAGCGCCTGATGGCCATTGGTGCCATTGAAGAGATGAAGGACATGCCTACTGTGCAAGACATTCCGCAAAGCGTGGAAACCCTGTCTCAGCTTGCGCAGCGCGATGCTCTCAGCATGATTGAGATTATGCACGATGAAGAGCAGCTTCTTGACTGGAAGAAGATCGAAGGCCGCATCCGCATCCGCAACGCCATCGCCCGCCGCATCGAAGCCATTAAAGCAGGGAAGGCATAACCATGGCCGTCACTGCATCTGGTTTTCTGGAGCGGTTTCCTGAGTTTGAGCCCCACCCATCGGGGATCGTCAACGGAGCCATCACTGAAGCATCGGCGGATGTAAGCGAGGACATTTTTGGCAGTCAAACTGACCGCGCCATCAAGCACCTTGCGGCTCACATCATTGCCATTCAACTTGCACAAATGGGCATCCAAATTGGCGCTACTGAAGGCAAGGTTTATGGCAAAGGGCTTGAGGCCACGCAATATGGCCAAGAGTTCAAACGAATGCTTGAAACCGTCGCTGGTTCCACTTCCATTGGCTTCGTCGCATGATCAACGGTCTGTCGCCACTCGCTAATGCCACCCTGGTTTGGCAAGTGGCTTCGGGCTATGCTCTGGACGAAGAAACTGGCAATTACGTTGGCCTATCATCAGGCGTCACATACTATGCCAGTCTCAAGCAAAAGAACAATCCACGGTATGACTACCTTCTAGGCGCTGACAATACGGCAGTGTATATGGAAGGCAGGCTGACAGGGCCTCTGGCATTGTCTGGCATCACTCCTGGGAGTTCGGCTGCTGCAACGATCAATGGAAGGGAAGGACGGTTTGAGCTATTGCCCAATGAACACATTGCCGAACACTACTGGCAGTTCTTGGGCACGCCAATCAGGGGCATTTTTAGACTGGTTGGCAAAGGAAGCGTACAGAACGTCTGACGCTTAACCACTTTCTCTTTCCATTGAGGCATTATCATGCTCTACCACCCCACTGAATTGGTTAAGAGCCAAGACGTTATTGTACGTGTTGGCGCTATTCCCCTGGCCTCTGGTCGTCCTGTGATCACGCAGAGCGGCGCTACGTTCACCGTGAGCGGGGCTCCCACCCTCTTCACCCTGCAGGCTGCCACCACGGCTTCTGTGGCCTTCAACGATGGCAACCAAGAGTTTTACCTGCTTGGCGGCGGCGGTTTCGCTGACAGCGTGATCGTCACTAGTCAAGCCACTGCCTCTATTACCTCCTACTTCCAGAAGGACGTTGATGGCACAGTTTTCCTGCCCAACAGCTTTGATGAAGCGTTCCAAGTGATTAGCGCTTCACGCTACGACAAAACCCATGAGGTGTATGTCGAAATCAATAAGCAGCTTGGCGTGAGTGGCACCACTTTCTATTACGACCGTGTGGCTTTCTGCGCTGCCGTGATGAACTACAACGAGAGCTACCCTGCTGACAACCTTGTGGAAGTCACCTTTGATCTCGTTAGCCGCAGCCGCATTGGCATCCATCAGAGTGCCACCAGCTCTGGCAGCATCATTCCTGTTGCCCCCAACTGACCTTCTCTCCCATAGCTCTGTTAGCCTCTCCTTACGGGGAGGTTTTTTATTGTGAACATCGCTCAACTCCGCGACATTATTACCACGCTGCTGACGATGCAGCCCGACTTGATTGGCAGTTATACGCTGCCTGATGGTCAGCAAGTGCCAGCCATTTACGTGACAGGGCGAAGTGGTGTGCCTCCTGAATGGAAGGTGAGTGGGCTAGAGGTGAACATTTATGAGTTTCCCAGGCTGAATCCCCGTTCCGGCGTGGGCATCTTGCAACAGCGAAAGCTGTGGACCGTTACATTGGTGGACTACAGCACCAATTCTCAAGCACTTACGTTGGCTGCTGACCGCATTTGCAGGCGATTCCCTGACGCTAGTTTGTCGCCTCAGCCTGAAACCGACACTACTTACGGTCAATATCGCATTACTATTCCAGACGTGGAGATTGCTCGATTGATCACCAGCCCCTAATGAAGCTACTAAAAAGCAATTGCGGCAAAGTGTGGTTGTTTGACTGCGCGTTTGAGGATGGCATGTTGAACGTTGGGCTTGCCTGCTTCTTGCCTGGTTCGCCAGCTATTTGCGAGATTGATGCAAAGACAAAAGTTTTGGCCATTGAGCTGCCCGCTAAGGCCGTAGAAAAGCCTATGCCTACAAGAATTGTGAACGCTAGACTTCCCCTACTTCTTGATCGCTGTCCATGAGTCGCTATTCAGACTTTTTCTTACTGAGCAGCCCGTCATATTGCGAGCTTGGCGAAAAGATGCGTATTCGCAGCTATGGCAGTTGGCTAACTGAAGAAGCGTGGTTGCGTGAGTCGCAAGGCAAGAAACAGGCGCGTTTTACGTTGGAGCTTATTCGCCTTGCGCGAAAGATTGCAAAAGAGAAAGGCATTGCCGAAGAAGAGGCATTTGCAATGTTTGAAATGCCTGGCGCTGAAAGGGCGGAGTTCTTTGCTGGTTTTGAAGCAGAAATTGATACAGTGATGGCTCATTCCCTCACTAACAAGGATCAGACAGAGGAACTGGTGACGATGTTCATGAAGAACAGGGGGGAAGTGTTAGAAGGTAAGAAATGGCAATCTACTAGCGAGTGGACTGTTGATGACACCAAAAAACTGCCCATCCCATTGATGCAAAAGATTGAGCAATTCATGCGGGATGAAGATGACGTGCGTCCTGCTGCGGAAGAAGAAGGTGACGACTCCCCAAAGTAAAAGGGCTGTCTCGCTTAGAAGAGTCGTGTGAGTTGACGCTTGCCGCGATAACGGACTGGGGAAGTCTTTATGCACGCATTGCTTGCCTGAACATCCCCGATCCATTGTTCCATGCCGCAAACTTTGCAAGACTTCCGCTCAAGCTTTTGAGAGTGCTGCTGGAAACGTCCATTCAGCAGAGGCAGCATGAAGCCAATGCCGATAGTGTGACTACGGCTAAATTGGCCTGTCTCGTTTACGGGGCGCTAGGAGGAAAGAAAAGCAGCGTGACCGTTGAATCTTTCCTCCCCTATGAGAAGCCCAAGACGAACAATGGGTTGAGTGACACTACCATTGCGGCAATGCAATGGGCACTGAAGAACGAGAAGCTGCCGCCTGCCATTGTAGGCATTCTTGGTGCTGAACTTGTTTAGACTGCAGAAAAGGCGTTGTCATTAGAGGATGAGCTACACCGTCCGTTTTGAAAGCAATAGGTTTGAAGCGGACAGCGCCATTCAGAGACTTCTGGATGGTCTAGGCGGCTTAGATCGTCGCCTGCAACGCTTTGCTGGCATCCGAGTGAGGGAGACGGAAGGGCTGCCAACGCGCAGACTGTATGGCATCAATGGGCGCATTTTTGAAGCGGCAATGGATTGGGCTGATGCGGACTTTGACCAACAACTGTCCAATGTGCAATGGGACTGGAAAGGGCCTGACCAGTTCACTCGCAGGAAGAATGGAGAGATAGTGAGCGAACCGAGGAATGTCGTTGACACTGGAGAGCTTTTGCAGAGCAAGCAGCGAGTGCGCACAGACAGGAATGCAGAGGAATTTCAATGGACAGCGCCTCATGCCGGGGGGGTTCATGATGGCTACGTTGGGCGTGGTGGCACGGCTAATCCCGCTAGACCATGGACGGAGCCAACGCTTGCAGACATAGACGAAGCAATACAAAGCATTGGCAATAGCCTGCTGAGAGGTCGTTGATCATGGCAAAATATACAATTGACTTCTCAACAAATGCGTCTCAAATTAACAGGCAACTTGATGACGTTATTACAAGCATTGCCAATGTAAAGAAGGCGGGCAACAAGATTGAGCTAACGCTTGATACTGCCGACTTCAATAGAAGCATCAATACAACCTTCCGAGCCCTTGACAGGGAAATCGCTAAGTTGCAGCGCAGCCTGCGGAAGGTCGATATTGGCGGTGGCGTATTTGCTTCTCTGCAAGAACGGCTTGGCGGAGTGCAGGGGCGGAGAGAGCGTGGAAGGATGGCTGGAGAAGCCATCAGCCTGCGAGGGCAAGCGAGCCAGTTTGACCCTGGCTCCCTGGCTAGATACGAGCGTCATCTAAGAAGCCTGCAAGTTCAAGCCTCGTTGATCGCGCCCAACACGAAAGAATGGGTGGCGCTTCAGCGTGACATTGGGCGTCTCAATGTTGACATGAAAAAGGCTCAGCAAGCCGCTGAGGCCATTCAAATCAAGGGGTCGCTGGGGGCATTTGCTCCTGGCAGTCTGGGGCAAGTAGAGGCCCGACTTCGACTGCTGCAAATCAGAGCTAAAGAAATCAAGCCTGACGGCCGAGAATGGAAGGCGCTCAACAAAGAAATACAAAAACTAGAAAGCGGGCTTGAGCGGGTTCGCAGAAAGCCGTTAACTGCTGGGCAACGAGCTGGCGCGGCTGGTGGAGCGTTTCTTTATGGAGGCGGGCTTGGTGGCGGTGCAGGTAGCGCGTTAGGAGGTGTTGCTGGCGGCCTTGCCGGTGGCGTGCCAGGAGCCTTCGCTGGTGCGGCCATTGGCCAAGCTGTAGATAATGTCGGCGCGTCTCTGGCAAAGATTACAAGCCAAGCCGCGTCCGTACAGCAGATGCAGCGTGGCTTGGCCATGGCATCTGTGGATGCCAAAGACTTTGCGGAGGCACAAGCGACTGTCGCTGAAATGAGTCAGCGGGTGTTGATGCCGCTAGAGCAGACCACGCGCCTTTTCACTCAGCTCCGCGTCAATACAAAGCAGTACGGGCTGTCTGTTGCTGAAACAGGACAGATAATGGAAGGTACTGCCTTGGCGATTTCAGCCACTGGCGGGCGAGCGGAAGACCTTGAAGGCGCCATGCGTGCCGTTGTCCAGATTCTCAGCAAAGGGGGAGTGCAAGCAGAAGAGCTGCGCGGACAGTTGGGCGAGAGATTTCCTGGTGCCGTGGTCAAGTTTGCACAAGCCAATAAGCTGAGCTTTGAGGAACTTCAGACGGGATTAGAACAAGGACAGATTGGCATTGCAGAGCTTGTTGAGTTTGCCAAAAAGAATTACTCTGACTACGCGAAGTTTAGCGAGCAATTAGCGACCGCCCCAGAGTTTGCGGGCCGCAGGCTGCAAGTGGCGTTTGAGCAAATGCAAGTCGCCATTGGTTCCACGATGGGACTATCTGGTGCATCCATTCAGGATGCAGTAACTTCATGGCTGAAAGATATAACAAAGTTTGTCAAAGACAACGAGCTAATGCTTAAGCAAATGTCTCGGGACTTCGGGGATATTTTCAAGGGCATTGTTGACATTGTACGTATTAGTGCAAATGCAATTGGCGCTGTTATTACCCCCGTGATTGGGCGCGTTCAGCAGCTCATTCGCAATGCGCGGATGGCCGTTGGCGCAGCTTCCGCAGCAGAGTACAAAGCGGAAATGGTTTCGCTTGATCAGCGCATTAAAACAGCCGAAGCCGGTCCTCCCATTCCCACTCCATTGGCGGCTGCTGCTGCGCTGCCGTTTGGGCCTGCTGCCGTAGGTGCAGTGTTCAGCTTCAAGCCTGACGTTGAAAAGCTGCGCAAGCAAAGAGCAGAAGCGGAAGCCAAGTTCAAAGGGCTTGGCGGTGAAGCTGCACTGTCTGGGACCACAGAACTCACCTTTGGTGGGCCTGGTGCTGGCATGTCGATGGAAAGAGAGAAGGCCGATGACAAGGCCAGTAAGAAGAAAGAAAAGAGTGCAGAGGATTTAGCTGCAAAAGAGCAGGCGTTAGCTGAGCGTGCCGCCAATCAAGAGCAGCAACGACTCATTGCAACAGCAGCCCATGAAAACCAGCTAACAGAGATTGGCCACCAGAAACAAACAGAACTTGATCGCATTCGTTTTGATCTTGAGAAATCGCTTGTTGACGAAGCGTATGACTATCGCATGGCTGCGGCCAATCGTTTCTATCGTGCGCAACTATCCCTAGAGAAAGGGCTTGTTGATACAAGAGCGCAAATGATGGAAGCGCTTAATAGCACCATGGAGAAAATTGCTGGTGCAAATTTACAGGTGACACTGGCGAAGCGTGCTAGAGCTGCCGCTGAGGCTGCCGCCGCTATCCCCGTGCCTGTGATGCAAGCTGGAACAATTCCTGGGGCGCCATCGCCACTAAACCTCCCGCCTGCCTCTGGTGGAACGATCAGTAAGGAAGTGTTGCGGCAGTGGCTGTTTTCCCAGGGGATGGGAAGAACTAGCGGCGATTTCACTAATCGCGGACACAGGACGCCCAATCACATGCTCAACGCAATGGATATGGGCTTTACCGATCCGAAGTACGACCGTAACTATGTCCAAAAGACTAAAGAGATGGAAGCTCGTCTGCGGGCAACAGGCGCTTTTGGTAATCAGTTATTCGGCCCCACCAGTGACCCGCGAGGACATGCAACGCATCTTCATATTCCAACTCCTGGCGGGCGCGTACCCTTGACACCAGGACTTGCTCAGCTTATGGGGACACAAGGCGGCGCAGTTCCTGCCTCAGGCCCTGCCTTTTCCATGGAAAAACGGGAGATGGGCGCAGAGTTTTCGGTGGAAGAAGCCACTGCTCAACGCGCTGCAACGATTGAAACTTCTCTTGCTGCACTTAATGCCGAATTAACCAAAACAGTTGCAATTACGGAAAGCCTGATTGGAAAAGCGATAGGGGAGGCTTTTCCTGCGGAAGAGGCGAAAATTGAGCTTGAGATGCTTCGGCTTCGGAATCAATTGCAGTTAGAAGGGGTGGACCCTGCTGTGATTGAGCACGAAGAAAAGCTCTATAACGCAAGAAACTTAAGCTTGGCGCTCCGAGAAGGGCTGTTAAACAAGACCAAGGAATTGCTGGCAGTTGAAAAGCAATTACAGGCAACAACAGATGCTGACCCCGCTAAGCAAAAGGCTCGCGCAGATACTCTTGCCAAAGTGCGTGAAGCGCTTGTCAAATATCGCAAAGGCTTTGAAGACGTTGAAAAGGCTATGCAAAGCCTGACGCTAACGGAAAAGGAAAGCCTGCTAACAACCCTGCAACACGCCGACGCTATGAAAAATATGGAAGAGGCAATTGGCTTGGTAAACGAGGCGGTAGACGGTGCAATGTCGAGCTACAAAGGCTTGTTTGTAGACATTATGAGCGGAGGAGACATCAAAGAAGCTGCCAAAAAAATGCAAGAAAGCCTGTCCAAGCAAGCGCTTACTATGTTCATCGACTTTTCCATGAAGCCTGTTGAAAAGTTTTTCAAGGAGCAACTCTTTGGCATTTTCGGGCTTCCCGACGAGGAGGCTAAACGGCGAGAGCAGATTGTTGCGCTTGAAGCTGAAATTGCGGCAATGAGAACGCTCACTCAGGCTATCGACAGGAACACTTCCGCCCAGAAGGGCGAACCCGCAGCCCCTACTCCTGCGCCCGCTCCCGCTCTTGGTACTGCTCCAGCACCCCTTGGTGCCCCTGTAGGCCCTCAGGCTCTGCCAGTGCTGCCCTACTCCCAACGCTTTGATACACCATCATCTATCGTCCCGCCTGCTGTTATTGCCCCACTAGCTGCAGTGCCTCAAGCTGTGGAGGAAACCATGACTACAACGGCAGATGCAACGCAGCAAGGTGTTGACCGTCTCAGTCTCGCTTATGGTGGATCAGTAAACTTCTTGGGGCAAGCTGCCGCAGAGCTTGGGAAAAACAATATCACTTGGCAGCAAAACCTTGGTCAAACCGTCTCTGCCGTGGGCGTTGCCGCAAGCTCAATCATGGGCATTGTGGCAGGCGTTAGTCAAATCAAGGAAGGCGGCGTGTCTGGCGTACTGGGAGGCATTGGCTCCATTGCAATGGGGCTAGGCAGTGCCTTGGGTGGTTTCAGTTCACTAGGAGGGCTTGGCGGCCTGTTCGGTGGAGGAGGAGGTGCTGCTGCGCTGGGAGGCGGCAGTGGTATTCCTTGGAACTTCAATACTGGACTGAAGTTCTTTGCCAATGGTGGAGTGGTGAATGGCCCCACGCTCGGAATGGTTGGAGAAGGTCGTTACAACGAAGCCATTGTGCCCCTGCCTGATGGTCGCTCCATTCCTGTGAAGATGAATGACCAATCAGCTTCTCTCCGCGAGGCAATGAACACCATGAGCCCGCTACAGGCTATGGCGCCCATTCTTTCCATGAAGTTTGAGAGCACCAACATTGGCGGCGTAGAATACGTCAGCAGGGATCAACTAGAGGCAGCGATGGCTTCCACTCGTCGCCAAGCTGCAAAAGACGGTGCCCTTCGTGGGATGAACATGACTCTCGACAAGATTCAACAGAGCCCTGCCACTAGAAGCCGCATTGGCATGAGAGGGCGCTGATCATGAGTCAAACATTCCCCTCCATCGTTCCCTCCCAGCGCGAGTTCACGCTTGGGCAGTTTCCCATTAAGACTTATCGCGCATTGTCTGGCGCTACGGTTAAACGCAGCTTTGGTAACAAGCCTAATAGCTACAAGCTCTCCCTTTTCTACCAGAACCTCCGCGATCCTGATACCGTTGAATTGTTGCGTCATTACAGGGACACATCGGGAGGTTTTGAGCGCTTCAGGCTTCCTAACGGCCTTTTTGCTGGAATGACAAACAATTTACAGGGTTTTATTCAGTCTCCCTATGACATTCAATGGGAATACGTTGGACCTCCAACCATTCAGTCAGTGTATAGAGAAATCAGCAATGTAACCATTGAATTGCAGGGTGACATTGACCTATGACAGTTATTCGCCTTTGCCAGTTCTTTGACTACACAAGTGCAGACAAAACTGCCACATATCGACTGCAAAACTACTTCATTGGCCAGAGCAAAAATTTTAACGGGCGAGGCTACACTTTCGCGCCATTCCAAGCGGACGGCGCCATGGCAAGTCTCAATGGCGAAAACCAACAATTCCGCGTGTTGTTTCCTGCAGAGGAAATCATCGTGCGGATGGTGGAAGCTTCTGACGGAAACCGCCTCAGCGCCTTAGAGCTGACAACGGCATGGGTGACAGCCTCTGATCAACTTGTGCCAGGCTTTTCCGACTACTACATTGGCATTGGCGCAAGCTATAGCGATGAGACCGTGGAACTTCGCTTCAGGAGCGCAATGGACAGTGTAGGAGCATCGTTCCCTGCTCGCACACTAAGCGTGGACAATGTAGGCATCCTGCCGCTAAACGCTGAACTCTATCTGCAATGAGCTTCCACGACTTGATTGGGCTTAATCGGGCATGGGCCGCAGTGCCTGGCGATGGAAGCGGCACTGTGGATTGCTGCCTGCTCGCTGCGGAAGTGCATAAACGTCTTGGCTACCACGACTACGCGCCAGACTTTGCTTGGGTGTTTGAGCAATACACTGACGATTCTCTGCCATCGTGGTTCATGGCTCGATGGCTGCTAAAGAATGGCACTCGCCTAGAAGGGCCGGAGCCTCATGCCGTGGTGCTCATGGAGGGGCAGAATGGAGGGGCAATGGGAACAGTGTTAGATGATGGGCGAATTTTGCACATTCACAAAAAGAATGGCGTGGTGATAGCGCCCTTGCCTCCTACCATTGGCCACTATTTTAGACTGCGCAAATGAATCGTCCGCTGCTGCCATACGAACACCAACTGGTGGAAGCTCTCGGCATTACGAAG